TTTCAAACCTAATAATAAAATATTATTGGAATGATAGGTTGCTTACACCAACTTCTTCTAAGTAGTCAGCTGCGTTACCTAGAGATGAAGCTGTGTTGCTTAACTCTACATAACCATAACGTGTCATGAAGCCTACTACTGGTTCAAATGTTGATGGATCTAGTACAACACCAGAGCTCATTAGTGGTACGTATGGGCAATAGAACGCAGCTGCATCAGCTTCGCTAGAACCTTTGTAACCTACTAGAACTTCTTGTGTGTCTGAAGCATAACCGTCAACATAAATTCTCATAGCACTGTTTAAAGTACCTACGAATTTAGTGTTTGTTGGAGCTTCAAAAGTACCTTCTGTACTACGAGCAAAAGCTGAAGTAGTTGCAGATTGTAGTACTGTTAAAGCTGCTGGACTTACAACTGCCCAGTTACCTGCACCGCGACGTGTACGTTGAGCGATCAAGTTAGCTGCACGGTTGATTGTAACCGCTAAAGCTGCATGTTCGTCACCAACGAATGTAGCTGTACCTGAAACTGTAGCTTGGTTATAGTTGTATGTATTACCAGCTAATGAACGTAGAGATGCTAAGATCTCTTGATCAATTTCAACAGTGATTTCTTGTGCTAAAGCTGCCATGATTTCAGCTTCAACATCTAAACCGTGCATTGATTGTGCATCTTGAGCTGCCTCAAATGTCCAACGAGCACTTAGTTTACGTGTTTTAGCTTCAACAACTTGTTTCAAGATTTGAACGTTGATTCTGTTACCTGGTGTACCTTCAAGTGCGCTTGTAGAAGCAGCTAAACCTGCAGTTGTGTCACCAGAATATGCAACAGCAACTTTGAATGGGCTAAGAGCTTCATCACCAGCTGTTACGTCGTTCGCTGTGCCTGTTGCATTGTTGCTGTCAGCATAACGTACACGTAGTGTGTGGATTTGAGCTACTGGGCCAGTCATTGGTTGTACGCCAACGATTTCGTTAGCGATAACTGTTGGCATTACTCGACGAATCACTGGAAGAATAACGCGATTTAGTGTAGCTACGTTGCTTGCGCTAGTACCACCACTAGTTGCAGTTTCCATCAAGTGCTTCTTAGTGTTTTCTAAAATTACAGCCATTGTAGTTCTTTTAGAACCTTGTAGACCTTCTAACAGGGCGTCTTTGGTCTCTGTCCAACGGCCTTCTAATAGTTGGGTTGTCATTTCTTATTTTCCTTTAAAAAAATTTACTACTATTTTAGCCCTGCTAAACGGCGAATTTCTACAACATTGTTGAGTGATCCGTCGTCGTCTTTAGCAGATTTATCACCTGTCACTTCTGTACGTGACTCAGCTAATACCGGCTTTTCAGCTTTTGGTTTCGCAGAGACATTGTTTAGAACTGCTGGTAGATACTTTTCATATGCAGCCTGAAGACGTTCAGTTTGCACACTTTCGAGCAAGCTAGACATCACGTCTGCTTTCTCTTTATTTAGAGGTTTAAGTAATTCAGCCATTTTCTCTTTACGAGCTACTGATTCTGTGATTACTTTAACTTCGCGATTCTTACTTTCAACTAAAGCTTCTTTTTCAGCGATTGCTTTAGAACTTTCAGCGATAATAGCATCTTTTTCTGCGATTACAGCTTGAAGTTTAGCAAATTCTTTGTTTTCACTTAAATGTGTAACAGCGAATTCACTTGCAAATGCTTCAAATAGGCGACGTCCGAACATGTTCTCACGAGCAGTTTGGATATCTTCTTTTAGTTGAGCTAGTTCTGAGCCTAGATTGTTTGCTACTGCTTCCTTAACAAGTTTAGCTGAACGTTTAACAAAAGCTGTTTGTAGTTCTGCTAATTTTTCTTTAGCTTCTGCTACTAATTTAACTTTAGTTTCAACAACTGCTTTCTTGTCTTGGTCGAACTCTTTGATCTCTTCAGCTAATGCTTGGATAACAAATTTCTCTAACTTAGCAACTGCTTCAGTTTGAGTTTTGCGATCTGCACGTAACTCTTTGATCTCTTCAGCAAGTTTAGTAACTAGGAAGTCATTAAACTTACCTGCGCTTTCAATCATGTGAGTTTTGAATTTCACGCGATCTTCTGCAAGAGCTTTCTTCTCTTCGGCAAACTCATTGAGTTCAGCGGTGAGACTTTCAGTAACCATTTTGTCTAGAGCTTCAACCATTACATTTTTGTCGTGTTCGTAGCGACCCGCAAATTCTTCACGCAATTCAGCGCGAATAGTTTCACGAGCTTCAGTTAATTTAGATTCCCAAGCTTCGTTTAGTGCAGTTTGGGTTTCTTCGTTAATGATGCCGGAATCCAACAATGGTTTGATAGCGTCTAACATTGTGATCTCCTATTTAATTTTTAGATCTTTGATAAGACTTGTTACAGCCTGTTTCAAATACTTCTGTACTTTTTGATCTGCGCTGGCTTCACGTGCCATTTCGAATACCTTGCTACCACCCTTCATATTCATCAGTCCTTCGTAAATCGCTGTTGGATATGCGTTAGGTGCGCTTGGTTGCGCAACTACATCTACTGTGACTATTTCAAAGTCACTTACTTTGCCGTCGGCTTCGTTCACGTTACCGCTACCACGAGAGCTAACACCAAGTTTTACTCCTGATTCCAACATAGTCGAAACTAACTGACCCATTGGAGTAGGAAGAACCTTTAATTTACCAAAACCATTAGGACCATCCATCCACATGTCAATAATGATATGTGAAACGCGATCTAAATTGATTTTCAAATCATCAGGGTGATCTACTTCGCCTAAAACGCTGTAGCCACCCTTGATTTGTTCATTTAGTGTGCTAACGGCTTTTTCAATCTCATTTACTGGGTACACACGTTCATTGTGATTTTTGACGCCACCTTGTATGAATATACCTTTCATGTAAAGATTCTTACCTTTGCCGTCAGCTGTACTTTCGTTAATAACTTCCATACGAGCTGCGTCAAATGTCAAGTTCTCTTTAAGATATAAAGCCATTATAATAGTTTCCTAATTATTTTGCTACTGGTGTTGTTTTATTAACGCCAGCTTCTTCTTTTTTAACTGCTGTTTCTTTTTTAGCAAATGCATTACCAGCTTTAGCGCCTGGAACATTTTCGTATGAACCTGCGTGTGGTAAGTTACCTTTAGCTTTTACTGCAGCTTTTGGGCTTGTACCATCTGGATTTTGTTCTGCTTTACCAGTAGCGATATTAGCAGCAGAACCGCCCATATCATTTTTACCTGCTACTGTTGATGATTTGTTTACAGAGCCTTCTTCTGAAGTTGTAGGAGCTGGAGCTTTTTCAACGTATTCGCGAACGATTTCAGCATCTTCGTCTACTTCTTCTGTTTCTTCAACTTCTTCTTCTTTAGCTTCTTCAACTACTTCTTCTTCAGCTTCATAAAATTCTTCTGGGCTTTCTTCACTTGGCATTTCTTCTGAGTGTTCTTCGCCTGCCATTAGTGCATCAAATTCAGCTTTTAATTCGTCTAGAGCATCTTCAAGATCAACTACGCGATCTTCAAGTTCTTCTTCTGAAGATTCTTCGCCGCCTGTTTCTTCTTCAGCGTCAAGTGCTGGTTCTTCTGAACCTTCTTCGCCTTCTTCTTCTTCGCCTTCTTCTTCTTCGCTAATACCTTGCTCATCGATAGTTACTTCGTCTACTAGATCTTCAACTTCGTTACCACCAACTTCAGCTAGGTCTTGTTCGTCAATTAATGACTCATAGATATCGCGTGATTTCTCAACAACGATTGTGTGAAATAATTCACGAGCTTTATCAGTTTCATCATTGATAATGTGCTCGATCAATTGTTCATATTTGTTCATGAAAGAACTCCTTAAAAAATATTAAATCCGGACTAATACTCAAGTGATCAGTATTATGTTTATATATTTACAAAATTTATAGAAAAAGGGGGTTAAATGCTATGTTTTTGAATCGTTTTGACAGATAATTACATCATTGGTGCTTCTGCAGCTGGTGCTTTGTACTGATTACGCACTGAATCTAGCTTTTGTTCATGTTCTAATTTGCGCACATCGTTCATGATGCGTAGGCGATTTAACTGTTTTATAGTTAATTT